TCACGGCGTGAACGAGGTGCCGCCGGAGGCGGAGATTTCCGCGTTCACCTTGCGCACCATCACCGCCTCGATGCCGGGCAGGAACTCGGCCACGGCGCGGGGGTTCACGCCCAGCGCGGCCGCCATGGCCAGGACCGCGCCCATGTCCCAGCCGATCACCGCCGTGCCCGCGATGCGCAGTTGGCCGCCGATGCGACCAACCAGGTCCCAGACCTGTTCGCCCTCAATACTCTGCGGCCGGTTCAGCCGCGCGGGGCAGTCGGGGCAGATGCCGTCACAGGCTGAGCAGTAGCGATCGCCCCCGCCGAACTGCCAGTCGGCGAGGGCGCAGAGGCGTTTCCCTCAGCGTCCAGCATCAGGCCCTTGCCGACGAATTCTGTCTGGAAGGCGTCGAAGATGGGGAAGATGTCCAGGAGGGCGTCGATCCCCTCGGGGGTGACAGGCAGCGGCTCGCCCTCAGCGTCACCCACACCCTCCCAGTCGAGCAGCGCGCGGCGGGCAAGCGCTCGGGCGAAGACCATGCCGCGCGCGTCGTTGCTGGCATCTTCAGGAAGGTCCTGCACCGCCGGATCGGCGCGCGCCGCCAGCATCAGCGCGGTGCTCATCGGTGCCAGCAGCAATCGCAGCCCGGGGGCAAGCTCGAGCCATTCCGGTTCGCGGCAAAGGTTCAGTCGCAGCATCAATATGACTCCGTGGAGTTGACGAGGGTGACGGTGCACATGCGCCCCAGCGTAGCATCTCGCGCCGCCTGCCACTCGAACCGCGCCTGCACGCCCTGCGGCCCGGCAATCTCGAGCCGGGGGCGCGGCAGATAGACGGCGTGGGCGGTCAGCGTCAGGCTTTCGCCCGAGGGCAGCACATAGGCGAAGGAAATCTCGCAGGGATCGCCGTTCAGTGCCTGGTTCACCAGCGTCTGGTCGGAAAAGCGCACCTCGATGCGCCCGGTGAGGGCGGCAATCGAGGGGTCGGTGCCCTCGATCTTGCCATCGGCGCGGATCGTCTCGATCCGGTCGAGATTGTTGGCATAGGTGATCTCGGCCGAGACGAGGTTGCCCAGCGCCGCGCCATTGCGGCTGACCGCGCCGTTGAAATGCCCGAACCGCTTCAGTCCGAGATCAGTTGGCGTGCCCGCGCTCGCGGCCGCACCCACCGTTTCGCCCTGCGCCACCAGCTTTGCCGTAGCGGTCAAAAGCCCCGAGCGTTGCACCTGCCACGAGAGCTGATCCAGCATGCAACCCGAATACATCGCATAGCGCGGCACCTCGGGCATTGCCGTCTCGATCGATAGGCTGGGCAAGCTCCAGCCGCCTGAGCGGAACTCGTGTGTGTAGGGTCCGGTGCCGGTGGTTGTTGGTGCCCCGAACGCCGCTTTCAGCCAGATGCCAAAGCATTCCGCGTCGATCGGCACCACCACATCGCCATCGACCGTGACCGCGTCCTTGATCGGCGCCAGCGGATCGCGGCCAAAGCCCAAGAGCTCATTGCCCATGAGCGGTTGCTCGGTGCCGAGCGTGGTGCTGGCGAAGGGCATCCGCGTATAGCCGCCAACTGACGGCGTGCCGTAACTCGTCTCGAACGCCAGCGCCATCTGCGCCCGCGCGCCTTGCGCTCGTGCCATCGTGTTCATCCTTTCGTTGGGGGAATGTTTGCCGGGATCAGCCGAGCGGGTCGGCGGTGGTGTAGTGCAGCACGACGGTAACCGTGGCGGCCTTCAGACTGGCCGCGCCCTCGACCGCCAGATCGACCGCGCGCGGCGCTTCCGCCTCGACCCAGTCGCAAAGTCCGCCCAAAGTGCGGTCGGCAGCAATCGCCGCGCCAATGCTGGCGCAGAGCGTGTCGAAGGCGGCATCACGGGCCGCGCCCTGCACAACCGCCTCGATCTCGGCCCGGTGCTGGTAATGATAGCGCAGCGGCGACAGCGTCACCTCAGGCTCCCCCGGCTCGCCGTCGCGCAGGATCAGGAGGCCAGTGGTTGGCACACGCTCGGGCAGCACGTCACCGCGCAGAGTGGTGGCGGGGAAGGTTTGCAGCGCTCCATGCAGCGCGGCGAGGATGTTTTCGCGGGGGGTGGGCATGGAGATTCCGGGTCGATCTTGCAAAATTAGTGCCTGCAAGCTATATAGCTTCCAAGACATGAGGACCGAATGCCCTGGACCGTTTCCTTTGCCGACGAGTTCGAGCCGGAGTTCGACGCGCTTGAGGCGGAAGTACAGGACGCGATCCTCGCGCGGGTGCTGCTGCTCGAACGTGAGGGGCCATCGCTTGGACGACCGCATGCCGACACCCTGACCGGGTCGAAGCACGCGAACATGAAGGAACTGCGCTGCACCGCCGCCGGTGGCGTCTGGCGCATCGCCTTTGCATTTGGTCCCGACCGACAGGCGATCCTGCTTGTCAGCGGGGATAAATCAGGTGGCAGCGAGAAGCGCTTCTATAAGCAGCTGATCGCCCGGGCCGACGACCGGTTCGACCGCCATCTGGCACAACGGAAAGGATGACGACCATGGCACGGACCCTTCAAGACAAGCTGGCGACCCTCGATCCCGCCCGTCGTGCCGGGATCGAAGCCGAGGCCGCACGCCTGCACACCGAGTACCTGACGCTGCAGGAACTGCGCAAAGCCAAGGCGTTGACGCAGGTCCAGCTTGCCGAAACCCTTGGCATCCAACAGGCGACCGTCGCAAAGTATGAGCGCCAAAGCGACCTGCTACTGTCGACGCTGACGAGCTACGTTCGCGCGATGGGCGGCTCTCTGAAGTTGATGGTCGAGTTTCCCGGCAAGGCCCCCGTAGCGCTGGAGGGTTTGGGCGAGACCGAAGAACCAGGCCGTCGCCGTCGTGGACGGGATGCCCAGCGGGCGGGCGCGCGTCTCTGAGGTTCACTCGGCCTCGATCCACGCCGCCACGATCAGCCCCGGCACCGCGTCCACCGCGCGTTCTGCATCCCGCGCCAGATCCAGCCGCTTCGGCAGCTTGACCTGCGGCACAAGCAGGAAGATCGGCACGGTCGTCGCCCCACGTCCGGTCTTGGAGCGTGAAGCCACGGCGCGCCCCTTGGTGTTCAACCGCCCCTCGGCTACCAGCAGGCCCGGGCCCCTGCGGCGGTAGATAAACTGCAGGCGCAGGCCGGTGCGGCGTTCCCATTCGCCCGGGGTGATGCGACCGCCGCGCGTGGATTTGCCTGCCGCTGGCGTGGGGATCGCCAGCCAAAATCCGTCCTTTGACCGGATCAACGGCCCGGTGTCATGTGCGCCGACGATCACTGGGGCGTTCGACCAAACCAGCGCCGCCGCGTTCAGGCTGTCGCCTGACTTCGGGAAGCTGGCGAGGCGGATCGAGTT